GTAGGGTATATCTTCGTTGTATCGCGTTAGCAGCCTAAACTTTCTTACATCCAGCGTGTCAGACGTTTTGGGTATAATCTTCAGCGGCTTTTCTCGCTTGGCTACACCGTTTAATGTGGCATCACGGATGAATTGATCATCCAGCACATTCTGCAGCTCATCCCAAACTAAATTTAATTCTGGGTTTTCAGCAGCGGCTATATGCTGAAACTCCCGGACTTCTTTCATTATGGCTGGATAGTATTTTGAAACATCAGCCTCACGCAATGATGCTCCCCCTGACCGGAATTGAATCGGCAGGTACTACAAAGTTACCCTGCACCCCGTTTATTTTAGTGTCCTGAATATCTATAACCCCTGCTGCATTTAACAACCTGGTTTCAATCTGGGACACGCGAACAATTAAATTCTCCGTTTCATCCCATACTTGGCACAACTCCTTATAGTAAGCGTCTAGAGCTTCTTCGATGTAAGGACGAGATTCATTAAAATTCCATCCGGACTGAAAGGTAATATCCGTTTCAAGATTGATCACCTGGTTTGTCACTCCAAAAACTGTGACAACATGGTCTATTGGAGCTGTACCCAAACCATCACCTGCGTTCACAGTCGGATCAATGAGGGTTTGTACCGTATTAACCATTTCAGCTGAAGGCGCTTGCCACTCAGAATTAATAATGACCAGCTTGACTGTCCCGCCCCCCTGCCATGCCCGATAAGGCTTCACACCGCCTACACCTTGGATCTTTTCAACCTTTTCTACATAGTCCGCGCGGTTACCACCGAAGGCGATACGGTCAAAGCTGTTAAAATATCGCGTTCTGAAGGCTTCCGTTTCTTCTTCATCTTCGCCCGGAATGAGTATTTCAGTGAGTGCAGCCGTTTGCAAACCATTAATATAATCAATCGGGATCAAGGTGCCTAAATAGGAATTAGCATCACTGCCGGACGTTTCGCAGCTCAATTTAAAAATGCCGTCACTGATTTTTTCAGTAACGACATAATTTAATTCATCCAAGCTGTATCGGCTGCCAATCGGCACATCAATATTAAATTGGCCCTTTGCAATGGCATACGTGGCTGCCGTGGGTGTTATGCCGCGCTCTGCAGCCCGTTTGATTAAATATGTCCTCGACTGTGTATCGGCAAAGGACTCATTTAGAATTACATCCATTTCAATATAGGCAAGCTGCATCTCCAATGCCGCTGGGGCGAGAGCATCCCATATAATACTGCCTTCCCTCTTATCAACCGTATTCGAGACCGTAGAAAGCATCCGCTGCATGATTACGTCAAATGTCATGTTTTCATACATCAGGTTATTCTCACCCCTTTCTGCTCCTCAAATGATCCTGCTATGGTGGTTACGGTAAAGGTTGCCGATACTTCCCCGCCCTTATGGGTAAAAGAAAAACCGCTAACATCCGTTATGCGGTCATCTTGAAGTAAGGCCTCTGTAATTCTACGCTTCAGCTCCGGGTACACATAGGGCAGCGGCTTGCCGAATAGGTCTTGCAATTCAATTCCGTAATTCCAACTGTAAATAACATATTGGTAACGCTCAGTATTGAGGATCTTGTAGACCGCCTGCTTGATGGCGTCCAGGTCATCAGTCTTCTTGGTTATCGTTTCATCATTGATATTCATTTTGTAAGTTCGGGAAGGCTGGCTTTTTATTTGGAAGTCAGCAATTAAGCTGTCATTTGCCGGGATCATAACCATTCACCACTCACGATATGATCAAAAACCCGGTCTAATATGATGAAGTCTTGGCCGCCCTGGGCCTGTATCATGATTACTTGTTCGCCTACCTGCAGACCGTTATGGATTAAGATTTTCTTTCTGCCCTGGTAATCATGGTTGTGGCTGGCAAAGGCAGGATCACCGCTGCCGCCTGCTCGATTCTCTGTAACATGACTTACTGTTATATCAACGTAATGATCCCGAACAGCATTAGTTAGTTTGAAGAATTCAGCCGGCAGCGTTAGTTTTTGTTCCACCTGAATGGTGAGCGGATCAACCGTCATAACCTCACCGTACACAATTCCGGTAGGTTTGCCGGTCTTATTCGCATTTTGGGAAATTTGCTGTATTACCTGAACAAGATTATTCAAACAAAATCACCACCCCGCAAAGTTAGATTCATTAAATGTTCCTTGTTATTAAAAACGTGCTTGACCTTTTCCACCAGCATATAGTTATTTACGGCAATATCACCTAAATCAAGCTGTACACCTATGCTGGTGCCTGCCTTTACCCGGATATCGCCAAAAGCATTGTTAATGGATAAATTACGGGTTTTCCGATTATAAAGCTGCAGGAGGGCATCTGCTTTAGCCTTGCCGTTGCATTTCTCTTCGATAGATTCACAGTACTGCAATATCCCCCACTGCAGCTGTGTGCTGCTATCTAAGGTAATATACAGTTCTCGTTTACCGGTATCTTTATTATCGTAATACAGCCTAATCCGGTTATAGGTGCTGTTATCAATACTTGAAGTGTAACTGTAGTTTTCGGCGGTATCGCCATCGATCAGCAGGTCCAGTTTCATACTTTCAACGTCTTTCAGCGTGAGTTGGCCAAAATCATCATATAAGACATAGAGCTTCTTTTTATTCAGCAATGTTAGATCCAAAGCATTCTGAATGATATCGAACAAAGTAACATTCTCTTCAGTGCGCTTTGGTATCACATATACGGTATCTTCAATTTCCCCAACCTTCAATTTGAAGTCCGCGGCCAACATTTTAACAACGTCAGCAGCGGACTTATTTATATACCATAGTGCATCTTTATTTTTTAAGTACCGTAGCTGATCATAGGCGGTAACGCTGATAATACCGTCCTTATCCCTCTTTTTAGTAAAAACATATCCATAGAATACATTTTTACTATCCACCGCCATTTTTACGAGATTGCCTTCTGTAAAGTCAATAACATCGTCCTTCAGGACATTGAATGTTAACTTCCCAGGTGTGCCTTTGCGCTCAGTTTCCCATGTAATGCCCTCTTCGACTACCGGCTCAAATACTTTTTCACCGTTTTGAATTATTATCTGTACACTAGCCAAACTTAATCACCTGCCCTGAAACAAGAATGTTCGGGTTAGTGATGCTGTTTAATTTCGCTATCTCCTGCCATCGGGAGCCATCACCGAGCTGTTTTTTGCAGATTTCAAATAAGGTTTGACCAGCTACAACTTTATAGGCTTTTGGTATTTCCCGGCTTGTCTCCCGCTTTTGTTCTATGCTGGCTGTTTTGGTTCCGTCTTCAGCAGTCTTTACATTCAATACTTTAGTGGCATAGGGTTTATACTGCTTTAGCCGTACTGAGGTAAGTACATCAAAACCGTTGTTAGCATCTTCAATTATTTCGTAGTCTTCCAATGCTACTTTTAAATTAGTATCAAACAAAAAATCGTACCTCGGTGATAAGCGACAAACGATAAACTGAAAAGGCGCAAAGCTTGTTTTGAGCTGCTTAAATCCATTCAGAAAGTGATCGGCACTGCGAAATCCTGAAAAATAAGTTGCGAACGGATATTTTGAATTCGGCAGCAGCACTTCAAAACTAACTTCACTTAGACCGGCAGACTTCAAGATATTAACCTCACCATCATTGATGAGGTTAATTGTCTTATTTTTATTGTTGATCCTTAACTGCATCTTTGCGGGGGGAACCGGTAACTGAGTATCGCCCATGAAAAAGTAATAACTCATTCATGCACCCCCTCCGCGGCGGTTTGCATCGTTTCAATTAAGGTGTCTTTTAAATAAGTCATCATACCATCTAAATCATTATTACTGCTGACTGAATTGTGAATACCCCCCATATCTACTTTGATTTCTGCTGTGGTAAAGCGGTTAATAACTTCTTGCTCAGCAATATCACGAAGGTATTTTAAATCTTCTGCTGTAATATCCATGCTATCCTTCATCTTGCTGGTATTGGCTGCCGTATCTTCAATATTTCTGGCAACATCTTTATCTAACCCATTTGATCCTAAACTAAGTTTAAATTTATTTGCTACATCGTTGCCCAGATTGTAACCTTTATCCCATGCTTGCCCGTAGTCAATTCTGTTTATGTGCATCGTACTTGTATCTACTCTAAGCCGTTGAGCTTTATAGGCACCTTCCCCGAACTTCTCATTTACGGCCCCTTTTAAACTTTTACGCCATCCCTCTACGGCACTTGTCAGTTTGGATCCAAATATAGTGTCAACCGCGCTGGCTATTCCAGATAGTATACCTAGGATGGTATTGGCCATATCTGCAAATAGTCTAACAATAGAACCAATCGGATCATCCCATACATTTGCAAAGAACTCCACAAATGTAGCTATGAAGTTCCACATAACACCAAACGTATCAATAATCAGGTTCACCATTGCAATTACAACATTGCCTATAGCTGCACCCGCAAAGTAAAATGAACCAACAATTAAACCGGTTGCACTCAAACTTGTTCCGGCAAATTTATTAACCGCGGCTACCGCTAAATAAAAAATGGCTATTAATGCGATTATAGCAATGATAATCCAAGATAGAGGGCAGGCATACAGGGCAGCATTTAAGCCACCTTGCGCATAGGCTGCCGCAATTGTAGCACCAGTCTGGGCAATAGTTGATTCTACTAATAACCAATTTCGCGCATTCTGTACCGCAGTAATACCGGAACTAATCATCGCGGCCCCGTTATAAGCAATATACGCCGCTGCCACACCGAGTACAACCGGTTCGATCAGTGACCAATTGTCCGCAACAAGTGCGGCTCCACTACTCATAATATTAAAAGTTGTTTCCGCAATACCGGACAAGGTGTACATACCGTTGATTACTCCGTTAACTAAGCGCTCAAACCTCTTGCTATTTGCTACGTTATTTATTGCTGTTAAAACCGGCTGGAATGCTCTAATACCATGATTTTCAACGGAAGTCCAAATCTGACCGAACGTCTTAGGCATTTTCGCGAACTTAGCATTCGTTTGCTCGGCGGCAGACAGTAAGGCATTTTTAACAATGCTGGCAGTGATTTGCCCCTCTTGCGCCATTTCCCTAATGTGACCAACATCAACTTTCAAATAATCTGCTATATGCTGAATGATCGGCTGTGCATTTTCAAAAACGGAGTTTAATTCTTCGCCACGAAGGACGCCGCTTGCCATGCCCTGCGTTAATTGCAATGTAGATGCGGCAATCCCTTCCTGAGCTGTGCCTGCAATAATAAAGTTTTTATTTAATTGCTCCGAAAAAGCAATTAACTCAGCGTTATTGGAAAAAGCGCCCTTAGCCTGGCTCCCTAGTTGTGCAACTGCTGCAGCTGTTCCTAAGTAGCTCCCCCGGGAGTCTTCCGCACTGGCAAAAATCATTTCTTGTAACTGTGCAGTGGTTTGCATACTATCATTCATTAGGTCTACCCTAGCTGTCGTTTGGGCAACTGTATCTGACAACTTAATAGTCTTTGTGATACCAACGGCTGCAGCAATACCAGTGACGATATTCTTAATTTCACCTACCAGCCCCCCTGCTGCAGCTTGACCTTGGCGCATATCATTGTTTAATTGTTTTTGAGCGGCATCTGCTTCACGAATGTTTTTTTCTACACTATCCATAGCTATTGAAGCTTTGTTCAATTCCATTCTAGCCGCTGAGATACTCGCCGTATCAACGGCCCGTGAAGACGCATTTTGCATGGTTTCAAAACTTGAAATACATATATTTAAGGCGTTATTCATTGACCGAACAACAGAAGACATTCCGTCCTGTAGTTGGATCGCTGTCCTTATTGTAGCCATTACTTCACCTCAATTTAAACATAAGAAAAACCGCCCGAATGGGGCGGTTAGTCGATTTCATTTATTTATTATTTTAATGTCCGGAAATCTATCTCTGACATTTAAAGCATTAGGATTCTTGTATTCAAAATAATGATTTAGTAGTGTTTGGGCATCTTGTGAAAACGCCATTCCTTCAAACCACTCATCGTATACGTGACCAAATGTTTTACTATTCCACTCTTGTGAAAACTGACCGGTATACCCCGGACGCCGTGAATATAACTGAGATGAATCAGAGAACATCCTGTATATGTCTCTTCTTAAATGCCTAACAGTCTTGCCATCAAGCTCCCATTCAATAACTTCGTCTAAATTAATACCGCGTAGATCTTCATAGGTTATATAGTTTGGGTAAGTATCACCTTGAAAATATACCTGGAATCGTTCTTCACCGGGATACCCTTTTAGCGCCTTACAATGCTCATAAGCCCCTACACCATTAACGACATAAAGCTTTGTAACATCAACCATTTCGTTACTTGCACCAATTGAAAATTTAATCTCGCTATTTGCAAAGGCTAGATTTAACGATAAAGAGAAAAAGCACATCATTAAAAGAAGGACTTTGAAATATCTCATCTTCAGCCCACCATTCTATGAAAGTTTTACCGAAATTATACCATAAATTTAACAAAATTACCTAGTCTTCTTAGCTTCACGAGCTAATTCCTTCGCCCTTTTATCGTCAGCCTCCATTTTAGTCTGAATAGCGCCTATAACAAATGCTTTTTCATACCGGCTTAAAGCCATATATTCATGTGGCCATTTATGAAACTTGTGGAGGGCGTAGTAGGCATAGTTTGCCTCACTATCGCCCTCCTTAATCAGTTTTTTGCTTCTTCCACTATCTCATCCATACCGAGATCAAAGCCGTTTATCTCTTGAATTTTCTTCAGCAAGTCTTGATACTCCCCGGGCTTGAGCATATTTTTCAGTACAGCATCACCGCCCATAACCTTGTAACTATCCTGTAGCTCGGCGGCATTCAAGTTAGGGTATACTATGCACCTAACAGCTAACAAGCCAAGATATTTTTCATAATCGGTTTCCTGAGTATACTGCCCCTTCTTACCGGTTACCTGCACCTTCTTGGTGCAAGATTTGCGAATTTGCTCGTCTTCTTCACTGGTCACAGATTGCAGCTCCCATTCTAGCGGCTTACCATCTTCAACAAATCGTTTTGAAACTACATGCTTAACCGTTTCATTATCTTTGGCGTTCTGGGCAAGAAATGCACTTAAATTACTCATAATATCAATCTCCTCAGTTAAAATTAAAATTAATACCACTGCCAGCGTGAAGAATATCCTCTCCAGCAGTGGTGTTCCAGGGGTTATAAGTAGGCACACGATCAGAACAAACATTTTACATCATGCCGTCAAGAATATTGAATTTCTCAGGCATTTCAAAGTCTTCATAGGTAAAGTCAATATCCTGTTCTAAGAATTCCCCGCCAGCATCAAAACTGGCCAGAACACCGCCGTCAATATTGCAACCTTTAAAGATCATTGTTTGGCGGCCAGCAGCTGACGTCGGATCGTAATTTGTTATTTGTACGTCAAAATATACATCTTCACCAGTATTTTTGAACTTCAACATTAGTTCATTGAAGATGGGCGTATTTTGGTAGACCGTCATAGTGCCGGTGCCATTCCAGCTAGTGGTTTTATTACCCTGGCCGGTCTTGCCCAGA